TATGCCTTCTCAATCTCGGCACCTGTGAACCCACGAGAAGCCTTTACCAATGCATTCAAGTCAAAGTTCTTTGGCTTTCTGCCAGGATGCTTGAGCCTTGGCTTCTTGATATGAATAGTCCAGATTTCTTTCCTTTCCACAGTCGTGGGAACATCAACACTAAAAACCTCATCAAACCGTCTGATAAGTTCAGGTGGAAGACTTGTTACAGAGTTGGCCGTGGCAACAACACACACTGGCTTTGTGCATTCCTGCATCCAAGTGAGCAATGTGGCAAATACACGGGAAGTCACACCACTATCTGACATTCCGCTATTGCCCACACCAGCCAAGCACTTCTCAATTTCATCAATCCACAGGACGCACGGGGAAACAGCCTCAGCCATCTGGCAAATCTGCCGAATACGTTTCTCTGATTCCCCTACGTAGGAATTGAACACACGCCCCACATCGAATCGAAGCAGGGGAATACCCCAAGTAGTTGCAATGGACTTCGCTGTAAGAGATTTTCCAGCACCTGGGATTCCAACGAAAATCATCCCACGAATAGGAGGAAGGCCATATGCATCGGCACGATCTCTGTCAATGAACGCGCCTTTCTTCTCCTTGAGCCAACCCTTCAACAGATCAAGTCCACCAACGCTATCCAGACCCTCTCTTGGCTTGATGAACTCCAGTAAGCCACCCTTACGAATGATCTGTGCCTTTTCCTCCTGGATAGCCCTTACAGCGTCTTCATTGAACATATGGTGAGCCATGTATACAGCAGCAAACGCATTGTTAGCTTCAAACGAAGTCATTCCAGCAGCAGCATTTAGAACCATGCCACGATCAACTTCGAACAGGTCTTCTTCTGTAATGTCATCATTGGTAGCTTTCAGAGCAAACAGGATATCATTGCAATTGATACTCAGTTCCTCATCCAACTCTTCCCGACTAGGCAAAGGGAGGTCAATTACGGAAATCATCTTATCAATCTCTTCAGGAAGCTCAGAGCAAGCCCCCAAAAGGACAACGATAATATCTTCCCTTCTGAGTTTGACAATCATTGCCTTCATAGCAGAGAGTACATTGTTGTCCTCCAGGAACTTGTGATAATCGCTCAGAACGTAGATACACTCATCCTTCTTTTTAAATGGATTCTTTTCACTCGTACCACAGATGTCTCTCAGAGGATCAATAGGATCATACGTCCCTGCAAACTTGTAGGTTTCTGTGTCCTTATTAGTCTTCTTGTTTTTGGGATTATGACTCCAATTGGACGCTAATGTCCAGTGTTGGATACTCCATCCAATTTCCTCGGCTACACTGCCCAGGAAAGACAGTGCCCGATATGTCTCTGGAGTAACCATATGGACTACACCAAAACTGGAATCGATATAACTCCTTAGTTGTTTTCGAACTTCATCATTAGTCATCGTTCTCTCCACAAAATAAACTACAGTAAAACTCTGGGTGTCCAGCAGCAACAAGGAGTGCCCCAGCGGCATCAATCACGTGTTCCCTGTCCTTCTTTTTTTTAGGCCATTCTACATTTTGATCTTTGAAGCAGAAAGTAACGCACTCAGCTACTTTATCCTTAGATACAGCACCTTTTCCAATACAAAGTAACTCAGCAGCGTAATGCTTTGTCTCTAGTGGAGCAATGTAGTGTGCTAGGAAAACACGATGCTCTTCCCTGGCAACACTCTGAAATTCCTCGACCACACACGCTATGATACTGGTTGCCATTCCCATACACCGGCCTGCACGAGCCGATTTGCTACCGCCAGTGGGAACCTCAACAACCACACCATCAACATTATAACACAAAAGGGACTTTGACACAAGCTTTTTAAGTAAAATTGACCGAAAAACATCTTTAGCAGCCACTCCAGATTGATCTAACTTACGCTGCTTCTTGGATTTAGAGGGAACTGTATGAATGCAAACATTATCCAGAATATCCCAGCCTGTGGGGCTACTTCGGTCAGGTCTTGCAAGCACAATGCCTGTATGATTGAACCCAATATCAATACCAGCTATAACCATGTGAACTCCTATCCAGTCCTTGCTGTTTCTCCAGTATAATCACTTGATACAGCACTGGACACCCCGTGAACGTCCTGATGAACAGTGAAATACTTATCCGCCCCTTCCGCCAGAACTGAATTGTGTGTCACAATGATAAACTGAATACCCGTTATCTCATGCAACGTATTCAGCATCTCACTGATCTTAGGCACGAGCCCGCTTTCGGGACTGCCTACGAACCTGAACGGCTCATCCAGAATCATAACTCGACTTGGATCAGACAAGAACGACCACAAAGCCATCCTCAAGCCAAACCCAACCAGGTCTAAAATACCGCCACCCATCTCCGTCTTTGGATTGAATACAATATCATTCTTCTTCACACGGAAGGCTATGTTCGGCCTGTTGTTCTTGATTGAATGCTCTGCAACGAAGGAATAGGTATCCCCATACACACCCTGGAGAACCAGTGTGACTAGGTCTTCAATCTGAGTAGAGATAGACTGCTGTGTGTCTATACCTACCTGTGAGACGAACTGACGAGCTTCCTCCAGGTAGTCTTTCCTGACATCAACAGCACTCCTGGCAATGGAAGCCACGGACAACTGGACATCAAGAAGTTCCTTCTCTGTCCTGAGTGCTACAGCCATGTTCCTGAACTTTGTTGAATTCATTATGCTACCTCATCAAGAATAGCCTTACCCTCATCGTCAAACTCGACCAATTTGGCCTGGAGTACGTCCAGTTCAATCGTGAGTGCGTTGAGCTTTGTCATGGCTTCCTCAGTCGTGCCACAACCGAAGTCGTTCTTTAACTTATCCGTGGCCTGCTCAAGTTTCCACACAAGCCGCTTCTTTTCCTCACCACGGTCTACAAGCACCTGCTTTGCTGCCTTGAGTTTTTCGATAACTGACATATGATCTCCTATTCTTTACCAGGAATTATAGCTGTTTCAATCTCGGCAGAAGCTGCATCAGAGATTGTATTGTTGTCCATTGCCGTTCTCAGGTTGTCCAAGAAGTTGGCTCCAGTTCTTGTTCCAACAAGAGCCTTCCCAAACGTGTGGAATCGGCCACCTTCATACTCATATTTCATCGTGTAGATTTTGTTCATATCAAAAGCTTCCTCCGGTGGAAGAATATCAAGAAAATGATATTCAATCTCCTTGGTATCCGTATCGTAGATTCCAACTTTTGGCTTGTGTTCCATGTCCCGTGGGAAGATACTGCGTCTGACCATGCACCCTGTGTTCACCAACCGTCTACCGTCCACTGTGGCCTCGAACGGATAGTGATAATCACCGCACAGAATCAAATCAAACTCAGGATTCTCCATCAGAAATGACCTTGGAGCAGTAAGCTCATGCCCGTCGAACAGAGGCATTGATCCTATTTCCTTGTGAATGATCATTATCTTGAGATCATAATCATCTAATGCATTATTAAACATTTCCCCGTCATGGTCTACTTCCCCGTTAGCCCTATCCAATCCGGATCGCATGATACTATATCTTCCGTAAGAAACACCGTATACACAAGTCTTGGGAGAAGCACTAATCGTCTTTAAATATTCCTTAAACACATGAACCCTATCTGGTGCAGCAACATTGAGAAGATTCAAGGATGTCTTTGCCAGGTCTTCGTATGAACGCATGTATAGATCATGCTGACCGTAAACACAACACAGCTTAATGTCGTAAGAATTTAAAAAGTATACAAACCAGTTCACAACCTCGTTCGGCTGAGACGGCTTATCGAATACATCACCCGCCTGTAGCAGACAGGAACACCCGTTATCTCTGTAAATACTCCCAAGCTGGACCAACTTTCTCTGCACGGTATACCAATAATCATCCTTTCTATTTACCGGAGACTTGTTGCTCAGGTGCATATCAGACAACAGCATAATCTTCATCAGATACCCTCCAAGTTCTCAACAATTGTCTTTACACAATCCTCAGTGATGTCCTGGTCGCATACGGGACACTTCCCTGAATCACCGATACAGGAAGCAACCTCTGCATTATATACAACAGTTGCTTCATCCAGGGCATCTACTGCCACAATAAGAGACGCCTTCCCGTTGACAACAGCTTGTGTTGCTACTCCAAGTCTATCAATTCTATCCTGCACATCTAGCCTTACACAAGCAACAGTTTCTATGTTTCTGATCTGATCATTGACCACTTCAAGGAGGGCTGCATCCTCATGCATCTCTTCCAGACTGCTTTCCAACCCTGTGACCTCATCGTTCAGAAGCGTCAGTTTATTACAATCTATCTGTTTGTTTCGTATAGTGGAGAACAAAGAACCCATCTTCTCCACAAGAGCATCCACGGTCTCAATGCTAGGTCCCTCTGGGATACCCAGGAGTAGAACTTTAGTTTCCTCTACTGACACGACCGTGCTACTTAGTCTGCCTCGATAGGTCTGCTTCTCAATCATGTCAGAAGACACGGCCACCATCTCTGTAGCAATCTCGTCTAGCCGGTCTGCTTTCTCGAATTTAGGATCACCAAGCTGTGCTTCAATCCCCAGTATTGCCTTGGTAAGAACCTTGGACTCAGCAGCAACCTCCCGTGAGGAAGTAGCCAGCCTGGACAGAATCTCACTCATCTCAGCCATGCCTGTTACTTCGTTCAGATGAGCCGCTATCTGAGAAGCAGGGTCCATGATCATATAATGTAAGTCTAGCTGAGACTGGAAGTTAATATCCTCCCACAAAGCCGCTTTCACGGCATCTGGGACATCCGTTCCAACCGCAGCGTACCGCTTATCATCTACAAAATACTCAGTAGCTCCTGCTGTTCGATGCTTGTTTACAGAATGTTGACCTGTGCCAATGGCAACATGAGTGATCATTGGATCAGCATATTCAGGACCACCCCGCCTATGCACACTATCACCAAGTGGTCGGTTCTTCCGGACCCACTCTAAAGCCCGCAGAACAGAACTCTTTCCAGAGTCAGACCGACCACAAATCACATTCACACCAGGATGAAACTCCATTTCAGTGGCCCTGTGTGACTGGAAATCCCGTATTATTACATCTTTTATCATGTATAATCCCGTGTAAATAGCCTATGAAAATGGACAGAGAATGAATCCTCTGCCCACCATTATACCAAGTTTAGACACCTGTGTCAACCATTTTTCTTTTTTTCCTGGCAAACCTTATCTACACACACAGCCTCAATTCCATCGTATGTGGCATTTCCCAGCCCACAAGTTTTCCCACAGAATTTACACGTGTACTGGAAGTGATTATCCCAACAAGAATCACACACGGGCTTGTCCTTCTCTGTCCGCTTCACATCAGACCGTGTTTCCCTGAATCTTTCCGTGCAGTTCGTGCAGACAAAATCAATGGGCTTTTCCGTTGTACCTTCCTCTTCCATTTCTGGCTCTACCCAGCCATCACCGCTGGACCAGACCTTGTCGGAACCACTACCAGCCACCCTTCTAACAATCCTCTCGATAAACTTGTAAACACCGATCCCAAATGGAATACCTACAGGAACAGCCATGCTTGAATTCCATATGTACAAGTAATAAATCTTGCCAGCGTAGTAGGCCACTATAGAAACTACTACTGCATAGACAACTGGAAGAACAACTTTATACCAGAACAAACTGATTACCTTCTTTATCCCACTAACAACATACGCTGTAGGAGAAACACCACTCTCTGCCGTTCGATACTTGTACCTGATTTCATCAGAAATCCATGACACCAGGGTACACCATGAATGCCCACCAATGGGAAGAAGCAGGAAGAACAGAGCAGACAAAGCGAACGCACAAAAATTCAGAGCAGACAAAGCACTATCAAAACTAAACATGGTGACTCTCCTATGCAATAAGGTTCTTGGTAAAGGATTTCATTAACTTCACAGTCACTTCCTGACCGGCCAAAACACAGTTATAAGCATCCTCATCGGATATACCAGACAAAATGAGATCAGTAATCAGGCACTTCTCCGTCTGCCCACTCCGAACAATCCTTCCCACAGTTTGCTTTCTACTCAAAGAACTCCAGTTTCTAGAGTAGTAACAGATAGCATGTACTGTTTTCTGGATGTTGAAACCTTCCCCAGCGGAAGCTGGATTCGCCAATAGAATACGAATACTTGTATCATTCTTGTACTCCTCTAAAGCCCGGACAGAATCTGTCTCTCCACGAGCGGACACATAGGATACACCATGCTTATCCAGGATATGCTCAAGAAGACGACCTTCCTCCACAAAAAAGTGGTACACAATAAACCGGTTAATTCCACTGTCTAGGACATCCAGAAGTGCTGCTATCTTCGGATTAGCAGTTTCAGGCAACCACATATCATCATTGTATGGATCAATGCCCCCACACACCCTGGCTTCAGCATACCAACTTTCTGTAGTCGTCATCGGAGCAGCCGTGTTGCCTGACCTGATCTGATTGATCATAGTCTTCTGGATATCAGAGTATACCAGATACCTTGGCTGATACACAATGTCTGGCAAATCCACACATTCCTCTGTAGAATAGTGTAGAACGGTGGGCTGAATCTTCTCTACAATTTTAGTTACAGTATCACTCTTGGGCAACCAATTGAAACCACACTTCTGGAACATCTCATTCCTATGACGAACGAAGTTAGCTCCCAGAGCTTTACCCCCGTCAATAATCATCTGTTGTGACCAAATATCAATTGGGTTCTTGTCAATCGGTGTTCCTGTGAGCCCAATTACATGGTCCATACCCCTGGATATGTCCATAAGAATTCTAGTCTGCATGGCATCAGGGGACTTAGCATGATGCATCTCATCAATTACAAGACAATCAAATCCAAGCTTATGTAAAGCAGGGTAAGCATCGTACAAGAGAGATTTGGCCCACTTGTTACTTCTCTTCCTGGCTCCAAAGAAGGGGACAAGCCCCTCGTAGTTGATCACATGAATCTGTGGATGGTGGGCGAACGAACCCTTTTCATCCAGATAAGCATTGAACAGCATGTGCCTGTCGGGAGTACTCTTGTGTGCAAGGATAGCAGTCAACCAAGCAGGTCTGATTCCGTCCTCGTCCCACACATTCAAATCTGTATACATGTGTTCTTTGATTTCATGGTACCAGGACATCACCACAGAGTTAGGGCACACCACAAACAACCTACGGCAGTTCCACAACTGAGCCAGGTACATGGCTGTAAGCGTTTTACCTGTGCCCACATCGAACCACAGGTTGCATCTATCCCGGCCATCCAGTGCCCAAGCAAACGCCACCTTCTGGTTCATCCGTGGTGGTGTCTTGAACATAGAATCTGGAAATAGATCATCCAATGCGTCCTTTGGCATACTCTTATAGTACTCGTTTGGCAACTCATGTCCTGGGTTGACCAAACGATCCAGTATTCTGAATTTGCGTTGCATTAAAACTCCCTGAAGATCGTTCACCATCTATCCAACTATCAATAGCAAACTGGCCGGCTGTCAGGCACATCGTTATCCTACACACACCCGCACCCTTGCCCTTTTGTCTATTCAACAATACATGAATGGAAGCATGCCCACGCCGTTCCTCCTCTGGGCTCTGCCATATGGCAAATGACTTATCAACGTTGGCCGCTTTCCTGATATCCTCTGCAAAGAAGGTGGTCGTCGGCTTGTCCATGTTGTCCACACCTTCTCTGTTAGCCTGGGACACCGTCACAACAAGGATGTTATTCTCATCAGCCAACCTCTTATGTTGTATGTAAAGGTCATTGATCTGGTGTCTGAGGTCCTTCCGCTCGAACCCAGGAGACGGGGCCATGATATCAACATAATCATTGATTACTACGTCTGGAATGAAATTGCAATGTGTTTCCAAGTACTTCATGTATCTACGAATCTCATCCATATTGCAAGTACCCATCGGATACTTCTTGATCCTGAGCTTACCACCAAATCGCTTAACCGTCTGCCGAACCTTGCTTACAGCCACGGGATTCAGAATGGAGGGCCTCGTGATTTTCTCTGTAGTCAAAACACCCGAACTGTTGAACACAGGATAATCCACTACCATATCCTCAAAGCAATCTGAATGCAAGGAACCATACATCATATCATACCGTTCCTCTACCTCTATGTCTGTAAGCTCGTGAGATATATGCAGGACATTCAACCCGTGCAAAATGGCAGCAGCCCCCGTATGTATGGCAAACCAGGACTTACCACCCTTATGTTTACCCATGAAGCAAATCAACTGCCTGCGTTTGTACCCGGTGACCAACCGGTCCAATGCCTTTATCCCTGTTGGCATAAGAATCAAGGGCTTGTCATTGTCCGCTCGGTCCATGTAGTTTCTACTATTATTGTAGTCAATACCCTCATCCATTCTCTCGATACCCGACTTCAAAGCTCCATACATCAGGTTCTCAGCTTCTGTGAACTCTCCCTTGTCCACACACTCTGCAAAGCTTATAGCCGCTGATTGAAGCTCCCGCTTCCTGATGAACCCATTCAGACAGGATAGCAAGTAGTCTTCGTTTACACTATCCAACATAAGAACAGATGTCGCATAATCTATATAAGCATTGGTAGTCTCACTGTTTTTCTTTTCCAGGAACAGAATCAACTCATCATGAAAGTGGTCCTTCGGAGCAGCCTTGTACCTGTCATAGTAATTGTAGCACAAAGTCAGAACTTCCTGAGACACGGTAGAAGACATATACTCTGGTTTCAGTGCCGTTCTCACAGCATCCAGGAAGTCTACAGACCCGATAGCAGCCGCCACCATACAGTCTTGCAGGTGAATGCCAAGCTGATCACTCATAACTACTCCTTGAAGAAATCTGCTCCCAGGCAGAATGACTTAGTCAGATGCTGGGGCAAGTACACATCCAGAAAAACAGCAGATGATAGAAATGATGGATTGACGAACTCCTTCTTTTTACTTCTTGTTGCTTCAATACACACAAAAACAGCATCAATCAAAACACCATCCTCCAACCCCATCTTATCCTTCAACCTGTGAATCATATTGGACAGAGGAACGAAGTTGTTCCTAAGCTCGTCTGAACCCCCTGTGTAAGAGGACAGGTATACTTGCTGGAACCGGTCGATAAGCAGGTCTGTGATATCGGCAGCTTGCTCTACTGTTGCCACCACAGTCATCCACCATGACTGATCCTGTGTAGCCGCTGAAGTCTGAATAGCGGACAGGAACCCAGGAAAAGACTTGTAAGCATACGAAATCCCATTTGCAACATGCTTCCCAAGGGCACACACGGCAAAATAATGGTCCATACTGGTTTTGATGTGTTTGGAGAAAATGTTCACTCGCCCCAATGCCCGTATCAGTTCAAGACATCGATTTGTGGCATCGGCAGGGATTGGTATATTTCTCTTTTTGTACTTGACACCATCTGCCCGCTTGTTCCACTCATCCATTAGCCAACGCTCATCGACAGAAGCCAGACCTGTTACCTTGGCTGCAATGGCCGTCTTCCGACCTGTGACTTTCTTAGCCTGGTCCTTTATCGTAGTAAGCCTAAGCCCGTCTGCGTCTTTGTTGTGGAATAGTGATACAGCTAGAGTATCCCCACTACGTGTAGCACTCCCCTTGATCCGAACAGTGCTGTTCGAACCCAAAAATCCTAACAAAGTATCAGATACACGAAATGTTATTTCCATGATGACCTCATGACAATAAAAAGAAAGGGGGACAAAGCCCCCGTTTTAGTCGTAGCTTCGAACTCTTTCAGTTGACCAGGTTCCCATGAACACTTCTACACTATGCACGTGGTCAATGTTCAGAAAACAGTGTTGCTTGCCATCCTCAATGTTCGCTTCCTCAATAATTGCAGGAAGATCAGTCAACTGATCAAAATCCCGTGGATTCAGGTAATGACATAGCTCATGTGGCCGGACAATCCCTTTTTCTTTGCCCACAAGGTGGACACGCACCATACGTCGATCATTCATAGTACTCCACTCCTAGTTGTCTACAATGCTGATTGGAAAATACACAATTGATTTCTTATACGCTGTATACCACACTCCTATCCATTAGTAAGTGAATAGTATACCGATTTCCCCACACGGGTCATCGTCACAAGTCCCTCCCGCTTTAAGCTACCTATATGATAATGGAGACTGGAATTTCTACGGCACTTGCGCCTCTTTTTAAGTGTTTCGAATACATGTCTGCACAAGTCTGCGTAGGTCAACCAGCCCCCATTGACTTCTAACGCCTGAACAACGGCTTCCCTAACAGGACCCGCTGTTTGTGGCACTGCCGTTGGACTGGACTCTTTACACTCCATAGAATTCTCACACACGGAGCATTCCAGTGATCCCTCGACATATTTAAAAGCATAACAGCTTTTCATGTGGTGTCAACCCCTATTTCTGAAAATAATCATCTATTTTCAAAACATTTCTCAATTCGCCCTTGGCTACCACAAGATCACGGCCCAACCAACCTAACTTTTCTTTTGCGTCACTATAGGAGTACCCACTCATTCGAAGATTCAAAAGCTCCTTAGCCATTGGAGAAAGCATCTCAGTAAGTCTAGTAATACGCTCCTCATCAATAGCATAGGATTCAGGGGAAGTCACCTTTTTATCTTCAATGAAGTCTTCCAATGATATACCTGGTTTATTCCTACACAGCTTCTGAGCTATGTTGCTTAACCTATTTCTGGCTAAATGACAGGCCCAAGTACTTAACTTACCCTTCTCAGGGTCATACGTGACCTCGGCCTTCACAAGGGATACGAAGCACTCCTGAACTAAATCATCCAAGGACATCCCAGGCACACCACTCCGCACGAATCTATAAGCGAAAAATCGCAGTATGAAATTCAAATCCTCATAGTTGTCCTTAATCAATCCCAAGTGCCGCTCCAATCAATCTATATGTTTCATCCTGCCCAAGAGAATCAGGGTCCGATCCATCTGGTAGTTTCACTATGGTGATATCATCAAACAGGTGTGACATCTTCTCTGCGGCCACACGAGCCTTCCAGTAAGCATCTGAATCCCACAGCAGGACTGCATGCTTGATGTTTGGCTTTGTGGACAGTAGTCTCATCTGGTTATCAGTTACGTGTGTTCCAAATGTACAGACAGAACCCGGTCCCATTCTCCACACGTCCAGCGGACCCTCAACAAAGAAGACATAGCCGTTGGAGCAGTAATCAAAATTGTACAAGTAGTTGTTAAGCTTCACTCCTGGGGGAATCAAGTACTTGGTATCTGCTGTGTCTGTCACATCACGAGCCTGGAATCCCACACACACGTCCTCATTGTACACAGGAATGATCATCCGAGCAGCGTACTGACCTGCTGTTTGGTACCTGGCACTGTATCTAGCACAGGCTCCTAATGTAATGTTACGTCTTCTGAGAAAAGGCAGCAGCCCTGGGAAGAACTTAGCTGTGTTTGGCCATATCTCTTCTCCTGGGGGAACAACCTCAACCGGAGCAGCAGAGACGGTCTGCTCCGGTTGTTTGGCGAATATAGCGGCCACACGACCAGCAACGGTCCCTGGTAACGTCTTGGGTGACGATACCATCCTCAGATACTCATCGTATGTTAGTCCGCTTACAAGTTCACGGAGGAGCAACCACAGACTGCCCACCCGACTACACTTCCAGCATGTGAAGTTCTTATAATCTCTGAACACACCACAGTGGTAGCCATCATCACCACAGAAAGGACAACACACACCTACACAACCAGAACTGATATTTTTACCCTCGTCCTGCCAATCGACTCCTAGGGAATCGAACAGATCACCAACATCAAGTCTGCTTAATGTAGCACGATCCATTATCGTACCCTTTTTTTCGGAAGTCGTTCTGGTACCTTGTATACTTCTTTCCAAACTTCCCACACAGCCATACGAAGGTCTTCTTCTAACTCATTCTCTTCAACAGCCTTACTGACAACTTCAAGACTACCTTTGTGTCCGGCAAACGTGTGAGACTTGGAACTTTTGTCCAACTCGGCCTTTAGGAACATCAGATTGGAACCGATATCATCAATACCGTAGTCGTAAGTCAGCATAAACTTGATTTCACGTTTTGGTGGAGCCGTTTTGTTCTTTACAACCTTAGCTCGTACAATAATACCAATATTTTTCTTATGCTTGTTCACCAACTGTTTCACACAGACCAGGTCAATACGAACACTAGAATAGAATTTGATTGCTTGCCCACTGGATGTAGTTGTTCCTCCCCACGGAGAAGATAGGTTTGCTCTGGTTTGATCCACGAACACCATACCCAGATTAGACTCACAGAATGAAGACTGGTTTGTCCTGAAAGCTGTGGACAGCGTCTTGGCCCTACTAGCTCCATATCCCTTCATGTCTGCAAGCTTCAAACGCTCACCCTTAGTCTCTTCGATCTCTTTCCCACTCGGAAGAGCAGCCAGGGAATCCACCACCATCATTGATAGTGGTATATCATTCTCAATACATTCCTTTTGAGCATTTCTAATGGACACGTCAAACAGTTCTTCCAGAATAGTAGGTGTACTATATCTAAAGGAATCATCCTCAACATCCACTCCGTAAACCAAACTTGCTCTTCCTGAATCAAACGTCTGCTCTGCGTCCGCGAAATAGCCAATACCACCCTGACGTTGAACTGATCCAATGGCCTCTGCTGCCAGAACGGACTTCGCGGAAGACTCCGCTCCAAACAGGTGAGTAATCCTACCTGCTGGAAATCCCCCAGGAAGCTGATTACTGATTGCCAAATCTAGCAGGGTACATCCGGTAGACGCCCACGCAGTAACAGGGGGCTCAAAATCTAAAACGCCCACACCTTCCTTGACAACCTTGTCAATACTATCTTTACTCATTAGACAGGCTCCTGCTAATTACTTCTGGATTCAACAATTCTTCGAGTAAGATCAATACGCTCATCTTCTGTCAGGACTCTTCTCTTGTCACTACCAGACTCGAACTCACCACTGACATAGTAGTTATGTACATACAATGAAACAAGTCCACTAACCATAGACCTACGTTGATCCAGGGCTCCGATCAATGTTCTAATCCGTAAGTAGGTACTGGTAGCATCTGCTACAACCTGCTCTGCATGCTGTACATCCACATTCAGAATCAGTGCTGCCTTCACACTTCCCTCCGTCACCTTACCAAGGTCATAATTACTGGGGTTCTTTCTGATGTCCAGTTCTACTCTTGCCTTAGTAACGTCACATGTCATCTCAGCAGCAGACAGTTCGGTCTTTGCAGAAGAAGACAATTCACCGGCCTCTTCGAACATGGCAGCTTGTTCTGAGCATTCCCGCTCTAGGTTGTTCGGATCAATAGTAACCCGATCTACAATAGCTTCAACTCTTGCCAAATCACTAGCTTCCATAACTATCTCCTTAAGAATGGGGTAGCCGTGCTTGATCACGGCTACCCCCAAAAACAAAACTAGCCAGTCTTCTTAGCGTCAAGTCTTGCACGAATACGTGCTTTGGTATCCTCAATACTATCTGGACCCTCAGCTACCTCTTCAGCGGGCTCTGTGGCAGCAGGCGCAGCAGGAACTCTTGTTGCAGAAGTGTCTGGAACCTCGTTCTCATTCACTTCATTAGTAGCACATGTTTTGTCACGACTTGGATCACGTACAGGACCTGGAGCAGGCATACGGGACGTGGAAGACCGTGGGGCTGAACTGCCACCATCCGGTGTCCAATCATACTCGGCACCAAGTGCTGTAAGCATTTCTTCGTAAGAAGGCATTACGATAATGTCCTCGAACAGAGGGAACTCGAACCAGGTTTCATCTGGTTCTGCACCGGACTCAATAGATGATCCACTGTACTTAGTGCGCAGTCGTTCACCTGATCGGCAGAAGTGGAAATCTCTAGGATCATCAATCGAGGAGATATCAATGAACTCACCCGTTCGTGGATTCTTCGAAAGAGTAAGGATTTCATCGTTCAGGGAATTTGGAGCATCCCAAAGCCAAGTGCCCATAGCCGTTGTGGTGTCACTACTCGTGTCAATTACAAAGAACAGCCAACGTCTTGGTGTACTCAGCAGGCTACGAAGAGCCTTGTAGCCATCATCACCTTCGAACAATCCAGAAGCCTTTTTCTTCTGATACAACTCGCACACAGGACATGCCGTTCCCTGCATCCTCTGAGGACACATGAACGTATTGTTATTGATCCCGATATTTCGGTGGGCATAGTACTCATAACCGAAATACTGTTCAGGATCATGAGGAGGAAGGACACGCAGGAAATTATCACCCTGCTTTGCCCGGTAAAGCTTGATCTCTGAACCACCATCTCCACCTGAAGACAGCACATCCATATTGATGTGGAACTTGCGTCCACCGCCAGACTGGTTTCGCTCTTTGCTTAGTTGTGCAATTGCAGATAGTCTGCTCATTTGTTTCTCCAAACCGTTACGTTTCTAGTCAAGGTAACTACACATTTCAAACAATGCGGCCACTAGCTGTGCATCCCCTCCTTTCAGTGTGTCCGCGTTCGACAAGCATTTAATGTAAGAACTGAATAACCTCCCACTACGAATATCACGAACGTTCTTCAAGCAAGCACCAAAATAACCTAACATTTGCCTCCTAATCGACTCTGTGTTTTTGCCTGGTATCGCCTTGTACACCGCGATTAGTTTCTTGAATAAATCAAAACTGCTCATTGTTCCCCTGCCGACAAGCATACGACACATCGCAATACACTCTCCATTATACTCGCCCATCGTTACTAAGACAGCATCAATTTTAGTTTTTTCTGAAATTCCTCGAATTGCTTCCAACATCTGCACGGCAGTTCTAGGACAACCACCCGATGACATCACAATAGCCTCATACCCATACTCGACACAGCTTATGTTGTACTTATCAGTAACGGCCATAAGCAGGTCGATGATATCATTGTTGGAAAGATAATCAAGAGCAAACGTAGTGCATCTGTTCCGGACTGTCTTCTTGATACTATCTGGATCAGTCGTGCATAAGAAGAAGTAGACAAAGTCGGGACAATCTTCCAGTGGCTTCAGCAGACACTCCTGTGCCTGAGCAGTCATAGACTGGCACTCATCTAGAATAAAAGCCACTGGTCCACCGTCAATTGGTTGAATCATTGTTCTTGGAACAATATCATCTCGTACTGTATCAATACCACGAGTGCCTGCTGCATTGAACTCAATAATGTTGTGTGGTTTACAACCGAGTACCTCAGCCATGATCCTGGCAAGAGTAGTCTTCCCACACCCTGACGGACCCTGGAACATATATGAATGTGGATGTGTCTCAAGGTCAGACCCTGTTAGGATTCTGTTCAAACTCTCCTTGACACCATCATTTCCAAAGAACCCATCAAGGCTCTGTGGTCGGGCTTCTGTAGCAAGACTCATACTATACTCCTAAACGACAAGTAACTCTTCCATTTCTCCCCAATTTGGTCCCTTACTCCAATCCAACTTCATTACCACGTCAGCCTCCCAAGCAAACCGCTTGGATTCCAGGCACTGTCTGGTAATGGCTATAACTTCTTCTTCTTCCTCTGGAACCATGTCAAACAACACACTGTCGTGAACCTGAACAACAATATCCGAAAGCAATTCCCTCTCCAAGATAATCCGTCTGATATTCACCAGCCCGTCCAATAGAAGGTGGAAAGCTGTGCCCTGCACCACCGTATTCAGCACCTGGTTCTTGGTCAGTGGTGCATGTCGTCTGAACCCCAAAAATGTCTCGACATAAAGATGTTCATTGTAGAAAGCAAGGGATTCTTCCTGCCAAACCCGAACACGACTGAAGTCATTCCACAACTCTTCCTCAGCCTTCATCAACCGGTCTATTCCCCAGTGGGGAAACTTCCTGATGATAGTAGCGTGATACGACCCATAAAACTCTGGAAACACAAACCCATTTTTGGCCTCGTACCTTTGTTCTTTCGTGATCTTACCCGCAGGAATACCGTTCAACTTAGCCGCAAACTCCCTGTGAAAATCAAAGCCATTATTCAAATAGTCAATAAGCTTCCTGTCCCGTGAGTACATCCCAATCACGCGAACTTCAGCACCGCTGTAATCAGCCTCAACCAGCACACGCCCTGGGCTCGGCACAAACGCTTGCCTTACCAACTTGCCTAGTTCTGACCTCACTGGAACATTCTGAAGGTTCGGGTCCCTACTGCTACTACGAAATGTCTCAACCACATTCAACTGAAAAGAGGGATGAACCCTGCTATCATGTACAGATACCTCTAGGAAAGGAGACACGTAGGTAGACAGAATCTTACTTGTTTTTCTGTATTCCAAATAAGTCTGCAATGTATCCTTCAAATGAGAATATCTATCGTCCTTACACCACGCCTCAAACGTTTCTTCATCAAGTGAGGCTGTGCCCTTGTCTGTTTCATTTACAACAGGTAGATGCCACACACCAAAAAATAACTTCATCTGATCAGCATTCGAATTTAGATTAAATCCCTTCTTTCTTGTTCTAGCAAGATTCTGTATTTCAGACACACTCTCAAGCTTAGCCTTCAGTGCATCCAACTGCTCGACCAATTCCTCCTGGAAAGCCTCCAAGAACTCCCTGTCCACACAAATGCCCACACGGGTCATATCTGAGAATACAGGGATTGCTCGATGGAAAAACTTATAAGCATTCCCAACGGCTGGATTTTCCTGGAAGAAGACTTCCTGCTCCTTGAAGAGCTTGTGTACATAACCGGCATCGAGTGTGTTGTATGGGGCCATGTCATCTATGATTGCTCCAGCAATCTTCTCGAAATCAACCATGTTCTTATAGGAATGTCCGTAGGACGTAACTACTTGGAAATCCTGTCCTGTGCAACCCTTTCTCTCATCGACTACATGAGCCGATATCATTGTATCATGTACCACATTGTTTACCGGAACATCGAACTCTGCATGAGATACTCGTTCCTCGTAATCCCAGTTCTGAATCAGCTTCGGCGTATCTGATACCAAAAACTTTATCAAACCTTCTCGTATACCTGTCAATTGCTGGTCAGTCCAGGTCATCCCATAATTGTATGGCAGGAAGTATCGCTTTGGCTCCCCAGCTTCCTCTACACAGAAACCCACGGTCTTTGTAACAAATCCGGGCAGGTGTGGATGGAAACCGCTTGTCTCGTAGTCAAAGGCAACAGGCAAGACACTAGTGGAGAGCCTATTCAGTAGTTGTATGGCACTTTCATAGTCTCTAACGTATGTGTAGTCCTGGTCCCTCAGCTTTGCCACCAGCGGCGTCCCAGCGGCCTCCAGCAGCCTGTGTATATCCAGGGCTAGAAGTCTACAGTCCACATTGCCATCTCGATAGTACTCATATTCTATAATGTGCCTTGGGTGCATCACACAACCTACCCAACAACCATATTCATGCACCGGAATCACCCTACCCCTGAATTTCACTACGGAAGCCCTGGGTTTTATCTGAAATGGGACAACACTGTTCAGAGCTACATCCCCAAGACAGATAATCACTGATGGAGACAGTGCCTTGATCGTATTAGCTAACCTGCCCTTGCAGTGTCCAGCAGCCTTGATGATGTTCTGCCGAGTTTTCTTCCCTGCAAAGGGCACACAACATTCCACAGCATTCGTAGTCCAGCAATCTTCCTCTAAACTAATCCCAAAGGTATCCAAGGCAGCTTTCAGCTTGTTATAGGCAAGTCCGACCAGGGGACGGTTCATGTCGTCCTCGATCTTGGTTGGGGCCTCACCAACAATAAGAATACCAAGAGCGCCATTTCCGCTATATGGAATATGGGGTGATTGACATTTCATTGCCAGCTTACAGACTGTGCAACCAGATTTCACTACGTTCCTGACTGGCCTAGTCTTTGCTGCCACACCAAACTGAATTGGGTCTAGATAAAAGGCAAGAGGCTTCAAGGATACTACTCCATAGACACAAGAATACGAATAGGCTTTTCTTCACTCTCACAGTAAACGGCTTTAGATGTGGTCGAAAGACCGAACACACCATTT